CGAGTTGGTGCCGCTAGCCTTGCCGAAGATGACGTAGCGGCTTTGCGTCGTGCTTGCGGTGTCGCCACCGAGAGCCGGGTTGCACCAGTTGTAGACGCTCGCGGTCTGGGTTGTGCCATGCAGCGTCACCGTCTTGTACGTGCCGGTCTCCCAGTTGCCCGTGAAGGTGGCGAGCTTCAGCGACAACTGCGAGCCGGCGTACCACGGCCTATCCAGCGACGGACCGAAGCTGTCACGGTTGCCAAACTCCACGACGCGAACGGCACGCGCAATCCGCTCTGCTGCCGGCCGGGTGAAATTGACTGGATCGGCCATGGCTCAGACCACCTCAGTCAAGCACACGGAAATGGCAGACGTAACCTGCGTCGCTGGCACAGACACATTGACCGTGCCGCTGACGAGAACTGCCGTGCTTGCCGTCACAGATGCTGACCAGGCGGTGGCAGGCGTGTGCGACGCTAGGTGCAGAATGTACTTGTACCGCCTGGGCGTGGCGTTCTGAACGTGTTCCTGCGTGCTGGGCTGGAATGTAGTTCCGTACGTGAACGTGATCAGCCCTGTTCCGCTCGTGGCGTAAGTCACCGCAGGAGAGTTTGCCGCCACGTATGAACCGGCAGGCGACAACTGCTTGAGCGGCGAATTGGCTGCGTAGGCCACGGTGCCATCTGTCGTGCCGGACGAAAAGACCGGGTACGACGTGCACGCAAATGTGCTGGTGCTTGCAGCACAGAGCGTTATGCGAACGCCTGTCGTTCTTCGTGCGGCGATAAAGACGTTTTGAGTGGCCATGCGTCAAGTGTCAACGGTGCTGGGTGGGCCAAAGAAGATGGCGTCGAAGTCTTTCTCTGGATAGATCCGGTACTCGATGACATCAGGCGGGCACGCGCCGGCGTTGTCGCCAACGTCCTGTGCCTCGTGCGACTCGTCGTTGCCGTAGCTGTAAGCCATCATTCATCCCCCGAAGTAGTCGGTGCCGTCATCCGGCGTGGTCGTCCCAGCAGACCAAGACACGGACCCGTCTTGTCCTGGCCCGCAAAGGAATCCGCCGGCAGCATTAAGAGCCACGGGGTGCGGCGTAGCAACTTTGGCACGCTGGCCGTCTTCTTGAATGTACGTCCACGCGCGTTCTTTCTTGCCGTTTACGATCACGTTCCACCCAACATTTGGCAGAAAGAGATTGTGCGTTGAAGAGCGGTATATGAGGTCTATTGAGATCCTCCAAAACCGCTCAACAATGCCCTCCCATTCGATGCTTTCGGGCGACGCAGAAAACCCGACGAATTGCACTGTGTGCTTTGGGAATCCAGCCCAGTCTGCGTTGTTGATTGCGTTGATGTATTTCTTCAGGGCGGCCAGATCAAGCCGCTGTCTTGAGCAGGTAATCGTGATCTTGAGCTCGGCCTCGGCTTTTGAAACGCCGAAGATCGCATCGCCTGCAGTGTTGGTGAGAGGCACGGCCATGTTTTCTTGGCCGACTGGATTGTTAAACGGAAAGTGCTCAGTGCACGCCACGCTGGCATTGCTGCTACCGAACGTCCACACGTCAGGCTGCAGCCATGGCGGCTGAGACGCATCGCCGTCCGGATTGTCCTCGACATCAGGAATGGCATAGCTGTACGTGACGGTAACGTGCTGGCGGTCTGTCTCTTCTGCCGAGATACTTTCGCACGATAGCGTTGAATGATCTGGGTGGATGTAGCCGTGCTGGATACCAATGGCGTCGATGACCGCTGACGTTGGCGTCGGCTCGTCAACGGTGGCGACAAAAACGCGACCGGCTGTCGGCTGCCCGCCGAGCCGATGCTCAAACGTCCGGGGCAGGATTTCGCGGTATCCAAGAACTGCCATTTCAACCACCCAAAATGTCTACGGTTTCAGCGTTGTTGCCGACGCCGGCAATCTCGCGGCGAATCGCCTGCAGTTCCTTGAGTTGCTTGCGGTACTCTTGCAACGCAGGATCGTCGGCCTGGTCCTGCGAGAACCGCTGCAGGGCGGCGTAGCCGCTCGCCGTTCGCGTGTCCTCGAGCTGCAGCAGTTCTGTGCTCGGCTTGGCCAATGCCGCAAGCCGCCGCTCGTCAAACTGCTGCCGCAGTTTGGCGTACTGCGTCTCCAGCTTTGCTCTCTCTTCTGCCGCCTTGCGGGCACCGCTGGCAATCTCTTTCTCGCGGGCCATCGCTTGGTCAAGTTGGGCCAGGCGGCGAGTGCCGGCATCGACGGCGTCCTGGTCGCCGGCCTTGCGAGCGTCGGCAATTTCTTGCTCCGTTCGCAGGATGTCTTGCTGAATCGACTCCACGGCCTTGGCTGCGTTGGCCCGCTGGCTGTCGCCGCCAAAGTTCATCTCCACGTTCATGCGTTCAATCGCGGCGTCCGACTCTCTGCGGGCAGCGTCGGAAGCCTTCTTCGCTGCATCGGCTGCTTTCTTTGCAGCGTCTTCAGTGGCACCGAATGCGTTGGCGGCAGAAGCGGCAGCGTTTTTTCCAAGAGTCTCGGCCGTCTGTGAAGCAGATGCGGCTGCGTCAGCAACGCCCTGCACTCCAGACTTTGCCTGGTCGCCGGCATCCTTGGACGATAGCCCCCACTCAATCGCCGCCCCGGCAAGAGTGCCAAACAGCGTGACTAGCAAGCCAACTCCAGTGCTTGCAAGCAATGCCCGGATTGCCACGCCGAGACCAGTCGTGGCAATGGTTGCAGCAACTGTGACGGCTTGGTACGCCACAAGTGCTCCGGTGGCCAACGCGAGCCCGGTGGCTGCCCCTCTCGCGTTGTCTGCAATGAACGAGATCGCTGTGCCGATCGCGCTAAACACAGGCGACAGCAGCGACGCCACGTTGTACGCAAACTCCAACGCACCGCCGATGGCGTTTATGACACTTGCGGCCGCGTTGGCAATTGCCGAAATATCAAGCGACGCAGCAAAGCTGATGAACTGATTAACTGCCTCAGTGAGTGCTGGTGCAAGCTCAGCAAGGATCTTCTGCCCGACAATCTCGATAGCCTTGCCTGCAAGCTGAAACGTGTCGCCGAGTTCGTTGACTCTGCCAACCTGCAACTCAGTCAGGCCGCCGCCAAACTGAGCAAGGAACTCACGCGACGTTGCAAGGTTGCCACTCAATTCACGGAACACCGGCAGCAACTCTGCGCCGCTTTTGCCGAAGATCGCCACAGCTGCTGCTGCACGCTGGGCCGGATCTGCGATGCCATTGATGGCGTTCGCAATCAGCGTGAACTGTTCAGAAGAAGAAAGCCCCTGGAAGTCCGATGCCGAAAGGCCAATGGCTGACAGCGCCTTAACGGCCTCCTCGCCGCCCTTGGAAGCCTTTACGATCGTAAGCTGGGCTTTCGTGAAAGCCTTGCCTAGCGTTTCTGTTGAAGCGCCAGCCAGGTCTGCTGCGATCTGCAGTTCCTGTAGTTGCGAGTAGCCGATGCCAAGTTCTCGGGAGAGATTCGCCGTGGACTCGACAGCATCAAAGGCACTCTGGGCAAAACCAGAAAACGTGCTGAACACGGACTGGATGCCGTCAACGAATGCCCGGCCGATAGACAAGGTCTTTAGCACGCCGACATCGTTGGCGGTCCTCTTCGCAGCCAGGCCCAGCTTCTCAAGCTCGACGGCAGCGGCGTTCACGCCCTGGGCCATGCCCGTGGCGGATGCCGAGATGTTGAACCCGAGTGCGATGGTTGCCATGGCTACTGCTTATTTAGGTCTGCGGCCATTTGCCGCAGCACGTCGCTGATCTGTGTTTTGTGTTGTGGCTTCTTCTTCAGTACAGGAATGAAATCGTCAGGATCTGGCACGTTGCCGCGTCGGCAATACGGGGCGAGCATTGCAGCAGCAAGCGTTCCGGTCTGTTGCCACTCTCCACCGACAGGCTCGTAGTACGTGTGCATCGCCAGCCACATCGCAAACTCACGAGAATCCATCCGCTCGAACAGCTCGCCCAACGTCATCCGCAGGTGCCCGGCCAGCCGCATCGCAAAGAGCAGCGTCGGCCGGGCGTTCATTCCCCCGCCAGTTCGTTCACGTCCTCCATGCTCATTGCGTTGTGCTTCATCGCACGATTGAAAAGACGATCCACAACGGCAATCGACTTTCCAGCCAGCTTGTCGATCTCCGCGTCCGAAAAAAGCCGATTGCCTTCCTTGTCGCACAGGCACCGCGCCAGGAACTTGGAGCGGAAGTTCTGCACTCCCTTTTCCTTGTTTGCCAGCCATTCGCACTCGTAGGCATCACGCTCACCAACGGTCATGACGCGGATGTACACGTCACCATTCCACTCCTTCACGTGCACCTTCAACACGTTGAGATCGCTGGCACCGAGGATCGCGTCTTTCGTCAAGTCCATGGCTGCTCCTATTGGTCGAGAATCTTGAGTGACACGCTGTATCGCGTAACACCGTTCAACTCAGCATCAACGCTGAGCGACTCCCATATTGCATAGGTAGTCAAGGTGCAGCCGCCGCCAGTAATTGTCAGTTGATTGCGCTGGCCAGCGTTCGCTGTCGAAATACCCGTGGCACCAAGACACTGGATAGAAACAGTGCCAAGCTCGTCAGTCCACGGAGCCCCTCGCCCCTTGGAGCCGGAGCCACCGTGCGTCCACGACAGGGACTGCATCTCGCCAAACGTGACGCTACCCCACGTGGCGGTGATCCCGGTGCTGTAGGTCGCCACGGAAGCCTCCGTGGCTCAAGCCAGCGAGAAGTCGGCCGAACCACGCACCACATCGTTGACGGTCAGCGTGACGCTCGAGGAGTTACACGTCGCCGTGGCACTGACGCTGACACCACCAGTGATCGACAGAGTTCCGGTCGCATTCTGTGCGATCACGGCGTTTCCGATGTACTCGATGCTGACGGACTTTCCAGTGTCCGTCGTGCCGGCAGATCCAACAAGCGGGCGGGACTGCGAAAGAACAGACTGGCCAGTTGTTTGCCCAAGATGCGAAATGTCGATGGCATCAGTGCCGCCGCCGCCCGTGGCACCGAGCGTGTACGTGATGCTCGTGACGGTGAAGTTTGTACCGCCGAACGAGAACGTCGTGCCGGAATCATGGGGCGTGACGGCCATGCCTTATATCTCCTGCCAGAGAACGTCGTAGACCTGTGTGATTTGGTACGCCGGCGGCAGTTCAGCACCGCCGAGCGAAACAAAGTCGTCGGACTCGTTTTCGAGCGACGCCTGCTTCACTTCTGTATTGTTCGCCGTGCCGCCGTATCCATCCAGAACAAGCCGCATGGCGTCCGCCACCTCACGGGCCTGGTCGTACGTGCTGCCGTAGATGCTGAACTCCAGCGTGAGCTTTGGCGTGCCAAGCGGACTTCCTAGCGTCTGCGTCCGCTGGATGCCCATGCGACGCCAGGTCACAAAAGGCATCGACGCGGCAGCCGGTGCCACAAGTGGATACACCCGCGAGCCAATCAGCCCAGCCACGGTTGAATTGGCGACCAACGCTGCGCGAAGAACGGCTTCTGGCGATTTCATGGGCCGAGATCCTTAAGTCTTCGTGCGTATTCTTGCTGAGCTTTGGCCAGCGCCTTCCGCATCTCTACGTCAAGGATGCTTTGCATTTGAGACTTGGACGAATTAAACGCACGCTGCAGCGGGCGGTATGCCTGAATGCCACGAACGGGGCCAGTGGCGATAAAGTCCACTGGGTAGCGACCGCGACCCTTGGCTTTGAACGGGCCGCGTCCACTAAATGAGGACAGGATGCCGCTGCGGTTGCCTGACGCTTGGAGATAGTTTTCACGCCGCGTCCTGATCCGTCCGCCGAGGAGCACGCGTCCGCGTCGTTTCGATCGAGTCTTCAGTCCTGGCGTCCTGGGCTTTGTTCCGAACTCAACCAAGTGCGAGTGGTACGCACGATTTGGACCCTTGAGCACGGTGCCTGCATTAAACGCTGGCGTAGCACTTTTCTGGCTCTTGCTGTTAGTTGGCCGTCGCGGGCCAACGACGATGACGCTGACAGGAAGTCGCTGCTTGTTGTTTGTGTACTTCCGCTCTGCCTTGCTAACGCTCGCTCGTAGGTTTCCAGTGACTTCGCCAAGCTGGGCGTAATTGTTCCGCAGGGCTTCCATGCCAGGCTTTGCGGCTTTCCGCAGCGCCTTCATCTGGTACTTGATGCTGATGTCCTTCGGCAGCGACTGAAGCTTCTCGACAACTTCGCGGAGCGGAGTCACGATGCCGAGGTCGATGCTGCCCTTAGTGGCACGCTTGCCCAGGCGGATTTTGATAAACGGATCTACCGCAGCCATTACGGAATCGTCTCCTGGCAGATGATCTCGTGCTCGCTGCGGTTGCCACGCTCGAGCAGGCTGACAATCTCCAGCGTCCGGGTCCGCCAGGCGAACCGCATGTTCTGCGTCAGCCCCGGCAGGTAACGCATCCGCACGCGATGGGTGACGCCGATCTCCTGCTGGCCCAGCCCTAGCGACTCACGGGCACTCACGCCTTCCACGCTCGCCCACACGGCCGACGAATTGCTCCACGACAGCACCTGCTCGCCGAGGGCATTCGTCGTGCCGCTGGCGATCTGCACCGTGACACGCTCGCGGAGCCGGCCGGCGT